TGTGCAAGATCAAAAGGGGGGAATGGGGAAAGAGGAAAAGCTGCAAGAAGAAAATGGAAATGTTAAAAAAAAAAAAAAAAATAAAACATTATGATAAGAAATTATTACACGGAAGCATTTAAGGGAGGTATTACACCTGTGGTAAGTGCTACGCAATTAATAGATGGGACGGTTAAAATAACTGAATCAACTACAGCAACATCAGTACTTAATGCAGCTACATCTGTAACTCTAGTATTAGCTTTGAATATATCTATAAAAAGAGGTATGTATATCACAGCACCTACAGTAGCTCCTAGCCCTGTGGTTATAAATGACAATTTAATAGTTCAGCAAGTAGTTCATGGTGTAAGTACAACTGTAACACTAAACAAACCTATTCAAATGGATGCTGGTCAAGTGTTAACGTTTTTTAATATAAAACAAGGTTCTTGGAACGAATACAGTTTATTTATAGGTACATCTCCAGGACAAGGTAATAATTTTGGATCTATAACTAGTGGAACAGCAAATTTAGCAAACGCTGCTCAAAATCAAATTACTATTAAAGTTAGTAATCCTTATGTTCAAGTGGGTATGACTGTTTATGATGATGGTGTTCAAGTAGGTGTTATAGCTACAACAACAAACTCTACTACATTTGTACTAGCGGCTCCTTTAGCTGCAAACATTGTTGCTGACTCTATTTTAACATTTTCATTTAGTGTACTACCTTCTATATCAGTTCTTACTATAGATAATAGAACAGTTACTTTTACAAATCCTGCACAAGGTTTTGTATTGCCAGTTTCAGTTGTTCAAATAACAAGTGTTGCAGGTGGTATATCAAACTTAATAGCTTTAGAATAAATAAAAATATAAAAAACAATATTATGCCAAACATTAGCAAAAAAACAGCTTACGACGTAAAAGAAGCAAGCGATCAGTCACTTTCTAAAAGTGCAAGAAAACATTATGCGGAAAATGCGCAAGCAGGTTCTAAATCAGATTCGAAAGACGGATCTTTTATTTCTAAACATATGAAACATTAATCATGGGAATAGGAAAAAAAATTACAAAAGGAAGCATGGGTGGTGGAGTGAATATTTCACACAACTCTAAAATGTCACAATCAGCTAAAAACCAAATGTCTTTTCCAGGCGGTATGCCAGGACCTGGTAATTATGGTTCTACAAATAATAACGTTGTAGGTAAAGGCATGGCACAATATATGGCTGGAGAAGCTGTAGGTATGAAAAAATACGGTAAGCATAAAGGCCCTGAAAAAGCTTTAGTAGGTAAACAAGAAAACTTACCAGAAGCTTTAAAAGATAAAATTGAAGCTGCACCAGGTATGTATGGTAAGAAAAAAAGCCCAAAACAAATGGGTAAAATGGAAGAAGCGCCTATATCAGGCGGTCCAACTATGAGAGGACCTGTACCTAAAGCTAAAAAAGATGATAAAAAAGAGGGTGATATGGAAGAGGTTGTAGTAACTGCTAAAAAATTATCCGGAAAAGAAAGATTACAGAAAGGTAAAGATAGAGTTAAAGCAGGAAGAGAAGTTAAAAAAACTGCTCGTAAAGAAATTAGATCAGAAAGAAAAAATGCTCGTAAAGCTAAAAGATCTGCTAGATTAGATAAAAAAATTGCATTACAAGAATTTAAAGGTAATCAAAAAGCTAAAGCTGGAGACCAATCAGGTGCTAAAGCTAAGCAAAATAGAGTAAAAAATCTTAAAGCTAGAAAAGCTAAGAAGTAAACCAAATATAATACCATTAAAAACATACCATTAACAAGTTAAGAAATTAACACAAAAAAAACAAATTATTATGAGTTATTTATCAATTCCGCTTTCACCGGCGGTTAACGGGCAAACATCTTTACAGTTACAAAAAAAAGATGTAGTTAGAGTTATAACAGGAGATGGAATCGTGCCACCAACACCAGGTACAGTTACTACAACAACATCTATTTTTGTAAATTCAGGTGTTGCAGCTTTAGATTTATTTGTATTAACACACACAGCACCAGCTGCTGGTTTTAATGTTGCAGATATTATTAATGAAACTTTAGCTTCTAATCCAGGGGGTATTGTTGCAAAAGTAGGAGGTATTCCTGCAACGCTTAGTGTAACTGCTCCAGGAGTTATTGGAGGTCAAGCACTTACGTTTGTACAATTTTCAGCAGTAGCTATTAGTTAGTATGAAATCTAGAGGCTTAGGTGATAAAATAGAGTCTTTCACTAAAGCAACTGGAATTAAAAAAGTTGTTGATAAAGTGTCACAGGGTTTAAATATACCCTGTGGCTGTCAACAGCGTAAAGAAAAACTTAATAAAATGTTTCCAGGAAAATGAGCTTTAAACTAACTCCACCATTTGAAAAAAATCCTCCACCGGTAGTAAACGTACCAATGGAAGAAGGTGTATTAGGTAGAGCTGATAAAAAAGGATGTATCTTGGTTAATAAAGATATAAAAGATCCTAAACAAATGACCGATACGGTTAATCATGAAAATGTTCACATGCAACAAATGAAAAGAGGTGAACTAGATTATGATGAAAAAAACGTATACTTTAAAGGAAAAAAATACCCTAGATCTGAATTTAACGAAGCAAACAAACAATTGCCTTGGGAGATAGAGGCATATAAAGCTGGATAATTATGTCACAACCAAAAAAGAAATTTAAAGATACAAAAGTTGGTAAATTCTTACTAGGTAAATCGGGTATTATAAATGTGATTAGTAATATATTGCCTGATCAAGGTGCACTAGGTATGGTTAAAAACCTAATAGACAAAGATCAGGACTTAACACCACAAGATAAAGAAACAGCTCTTAAATTATTAGAGCAAGACACTATAGAATTGCAAGAGGTATCTAAACGCTGGTCAAGCGATATGAAATCAGATTCATGGTTATCAAAAAACACAAGACCAATGACATTGATATTTCTCACAATATCACTTGTAATTTTTATTCTATTAGATGGGTTTGATATATCATTTGGTATAGATACCGGTTGGATAGACCTTTTAAAATCACTACTTATAACCGTTTATGTTGCCTATTTCGGTTCACGTGGTGCAGAAAAATTTAAATCAATAGGCAAATAATTAAATTTTATTAAAATGAGCGATGCAAAACAATTAATTACCAAAGACCAACTAGAAAAGATTCAAGGCTTTCAGAAAGAACTTAACAAGATCTTAAATGAAGTTGGTTTCTTAGAAGCCCAAAAAGCCCAAGTATTAGGAAAGTTTGGAGAAGTTAACAAACAAACTGAAGATTTTAAAAAAGAGTTAGAAGAAGAGTACGGATCTATCAACATTAACTTGGAAGATGGAAGCTTTACTTCAATTGAAAAAGAAGAGGATAAGAAATAATGTCATCTGTAATTAGAAAGATAAGTATTGGTTCTGACTATAAAACTGATGCTATGCACTATTCGCTAGGGCAGTTAGTATATGGTGGTCACACAATCTCACATATACTTTCTGATGTAGAAGATAATTCTTATAATATTTTTATCAAAAAACAAGACGAAATATTGCCGTGGAAGAAGTTTAATTCTAACATGGCAATATCAGTTGAGTATGATTTAGAATATTAGTGAAAAGTTTATTTGATTTTATCGTTGAACCTGTTGGTGAACGGTATAGTAATAAAGTTAAAGTAGGTGACAAAAGCCTTATAATTAATACTCAAGTAGAAACTTTTAAGTCCGTAAACAATATAGCTAAAGTTATTGAAGTGCCTTTATCATTTAAAACTGATATTAAAAAAGGTGATATAATAATGATTCATCACAATGTATTTAGAAGATGGTACAATATGAGGGGTGAAGAAAAAAATAGTAAGTCTTATTTCAAAGACGGTTTATATTTTGTTCAATTAGATCAAGTGTATTTATATAAAAAAGAAGACAAATGGAAAACTATTAATGATAGATGTTTTGTGAGTCCTATTAAAAGTAATGACAATACAGTGTCTGATCAAGAGCAATATCTTATTGGTGTATTAAAATATGGTAATAGTGCGTTAGAAGTGCTAGGAATCAACAAGGGAGATGTAGTTGGTTATACACCTAATGGAGAATATGACTTTGTCGTTGATGGCAAACGTCTTTATTGTATGAAATCTAATGATATTGTAATTAAACATGAACGTCAAGGAAACGAAGAAGAATATAATCCACGCTGGGCACATAGCAGTTGAGGAACTTATTAAAGTAGCAAAAGAAGCTATAATAGATTCTGATGATGACGTATCGGCTGATAGATTAAAAAATGCTGCAGCTACTAAAAAGCTAGCTATATTTGATGCTTTTGAAATACTTAATCGTATTAAAGAAGAAGAGGATATGTTAAATGAAAAACCAAAAGAAGAGGTTAAAGTTAAAGCTTTTGGAGGTTTTGCAGAAAGAAGATCTAAATAATGTACGAGCAAACTTTATATAAAGTAATTGATCACATAAAACCACAAGCTATAAAAAGATTAAATAAATCTAAAAAGTGGGCATATGGTTACAATAAAGAATATGATGTTATTGTAATATCTAAAACAGGTCAAATAGGTGAAGTATATGAAATACAAAACTTAAAAATAGCATTACCAAAAGAAAAAAATGTTTTTACAGAGGCTAACCAATGGCAAACCCACGAATATCCTAAGATATTAAAAAATATTAAAACAATATTTGACTGGAAGCAATATCCAGATGATTTTAAAGAAAAATGGTATGAGTATATTGATAGAGAGTTTGCGAGGCGCCACGAAGGTTATTGGTTCACTAATAAAGGTAAAACTACTTATATTACTGGTACTCATTACATGTACTTGCAATGGTCCAAGATTGATGTTGGGCAAGCAGATTTTCGAGAAGCAAACAGATTATTCTATATATTCTGGGAAGCTTGCAAAGCAGATATACGCTGCTACGGAATGTGTTACCTCAAAAACAGACGGTCTGGTTTTTCATTCATGGCATCCGGCGAAACTGTCAATCTTGCCACTATCTCTAGTGATGCTAGATACGGTGTCCTTTCAAAGTCAGGGTCTGATGCAAAGAAAATGTTTACCGATAAAATTGTACCAATTTCAGTCAACTACC